ATAACGTAATATGAAGGCTATTACTTATAACAATTTATCTTCTGCGGACCGGGAGTCAGTTGACTCTCAGTTTCGCTCCATCGTTGAAGACACCACTGCCGCACGGATCCGACAGGGTGTCAAGTTCACGTTTCACCTTAATGATGAAGACATTGAGGTTCTACAGTCGTTCTTTCCTAGGCGACTAGTCATCCAAGATCCGAAAGAAAACTATAAAACCAGCGCGCACCCCATCTTAGCTGCGCTCAATGAATTCTGCAATAAGGAAGTCGATAAATACATCCAAAGTATGCGAGATCGCGACCGTGTCGTTCTTTCTATAGGTGACGCGGCCCGGCTCACGCAACGATGCGACCACAATTGCCTCTTAATCGACAGCGCTCGTGACCACAAACGTTTGGTTGAGCAATCCGTTAAATTTCCAACGCAAGACCCTCGCTCTAAAGTGCACAAAAAGTTGCCTGTCAACGGTTGCTATAAAGGTGCTCACAACTGCACCTTTAAGGCCGACGTCGCTGTCGCGGTCCACTCCATCTACAACATTACGCCCGAGGAAATCGTTAAAATTTTCGTCAATCACCAAATCGCGCAGCTCACCGCATATGTGTTTATTCCTCTTGGGCTATTCGACTCACGTCTCAAAAATTTAGACGAGAAAGTTTTCCGTGTCCGGCGCAACAATGGGGATTACGCCTTTAGCATGCGCGATTTCGCGCTCGCCTACATCCATGATTCTTCTAACTGGAAACTTTGGGCTGAGCTGGTTGCTATCGCCGCTGTCGATTTCGATATCGTCATCGAACGGACAATTAACTACGGACCATTATTCGTCCTTAACTTCGTGCGCGTGCCCAAGTACCATAAGATCGAACTTGTTAGTTTCGCGCCGTTGGACGATATCGTCGACAATGTTTACCTTGTTCCCAACATAATGATTGCAGCTGACAACCATTTTGCCACCCCACAGGATGAACTTGAGCACCTATTAATTCCACGCCACGTCGTTGAAACCGTTTTCGCGTATGCTCAACGTCAGGCTGATGAGGCATACAAATTTGTCGAGTTTGCTACGCTTACCAGTGGCTTGCAACGTTCCCTTAAAATCGGCTCCATCGTTTATGCTGAGAGGTGGGCTGTCAACCCGCACGAATATTTTGCCGCCGTTTTGAGCATGTTTATCATTGGCGCTTCCACGCGCACTGATCGAACGCAATACATCAGCGCAGCCTTCAATCACATGCGCGATTGGCGTGGTTCATATTTTACCATCTTCCGCCAAGCGTTCTTTCGAATCGTTAACAGCATTTTTGGCACAAATCAAGACAATGCAGTGGCCAACATTAACGAGATCAACGCGTCACGCATATGGCAATACAAAATTCGAACCTTCAAATTGAAACCCTTAAACCGAGTATTCCATGTGCACAAAATACGTGACCTTAATGTTGTGCCAAGTCGATGCACTAACCCGTTCGGTCCGTGTTCGGATGATGAAGACGACCGCTCTCTGTATCACGATAGTGATGACCGGTCACTGTACCGCGGCAATACTTCTCCCGGCGGTCTACATGACCACTCCTCTCTTCGTTCAGATGATCCTTCGGCATACGACAATGACCCATACTTTGACGATGACTCTGACGTGGATATGCCGATGCCCACCTCCAGCAGTCCAAACAACCAATCACCCACCCCATTCGACCAGGCTGATGCGCCAATAACCCGCACATATGCGAGCCCAAACACAAATGTGATCACTCTCGCTGACGGACCAGCTAATAATTTGTATGATGGACACGACGAGAATAAGAACAAATGCGATGATGAGTTAAACCGAGTGTTTATTGAAGGGGATGCTGCTCTGTTCGTCAAACCGACTACCGTCTACGACGACAACGACACCCCATACAACCCGGACATCGCACCTATAAGCATCGCCATTGAGGATATGAGTCAACATTCCAATGACGATACGGATGAACCTCCCCGCACACCTCGCCCAACTAGTGAGGGTAGTTTCAACGGTGAGCCATCCACCACACCAGTGTCCAATAGCCTGATCCCTACGCCTGAGCAGATGAAGCCCGATTCAGATTCACCTTCGCAGGTTGACCGCGTCAAACCTAGTCCAATATCCACTGTGCAACAAGTTGAAACCGGAATATTCGATGAAACTGATGCGGACTACTCAAAGCTGTTTCACAACGTGGACCACATTAACATTAATGAAGTCGCTGGTGAACGCTACTATATCGGGGACTATTCGCAGATCCCAAAACGCACTAACTACGTTTACGTCAACTGCGCTAATGAGTACGTCACCGACGGTGCTGGTCAAGCGGCTGCGTTTCGTAGTATGTTCCCGGGATACGACAAACACGTAAACAAGCCAGTGACTGACCCTCAATGCTTCACATACGGACCACACGAACTATGCGTCATCGTTGCGCCGCGCTGGAAACGACCAACCGACCACGCCAAACTTGATGATATTATATTCCATATGAACCGCCATTACGCCGGTACAAATAAGAATGTAATGTTACCACTTTTTGGTACTGGTATTTTCGGCGTACCGATGGCCTGTCTAAAACGTGCTTTCGACGGTTTGCGCTTTCAGCACACTCTCTGCTTCCACAATGAGGCGCAGCGCAAGCAATGGGACAGTACGCAAATTTGCCTACACGACACCGACCAGGGTATTGACAAATTTAAGCATGGCCATTGTATGTTGCGGTCTTTCTACAGTGCCTTGCCAAACATTGGCACTATTCGATCGTTCATTAACCGAGTCCACAAAGAAGCTTACATGCTTGTCGGGTCATATGACTTCTACCACCTTGATGTCATACGATATATACACTATGGTGAGTGGCGCAACAACCCTTTTGTCGACTACATTTTTCAAATACTTTGCGACACATACGACGTGCATCTAGTTATAAACATCGACAACGGTGCGAGCGTCCGTCACATCGGCAAGGGCCACCAAAATATGACAATCTATTACGACTCCATCCGACAACATTATTACAACCTACGCGGTGGTGCGATCGATAAGTTCGATGAAATCATCCCTGAGATCGTCAAACACACCAACAACGCCGCCGCTTGTGTTTTTGATGTTAGTGCTGCTCCAGGATATTTGTGTCAACGCTTACATGAAGCATATAAACAGGCCGGTATCAGTGTGTATACTTACGTTGGTCATTTCAAACCTGGTGCTCAAATGTCCCAGAAGATCGATCCGAAAGAGAGCGCGACAATGACGTACAGCGACTTCAACCAATATATGGTTAAGCTCCGCGACTTTAACAAAGATATGGCCGCAAACAACCGCCCGATTCCGAACGTCATTATTTGCGACGCCGCCAGGAAGTACAACACCGAGGAGTTGACGAATATTTTCGTTGACAACGTGCGACCATTATGTACGCCAGGTTGCTCTCTTTTGATCAAAACGTTTGGTAACCCAATTAGCACTTGGAAACTTGCCACCGAGTTCCGTTCGTACAACACTATCAAGACCAATGTAGGCTCAGAGGTCTACTACCACCTCATCGACTACCACGGCCAACCTGACGAGCAGCTGTTTCGTGCGATTCGACAGACTAACAACTCCACCATTACCAAGCACCAAATACCCTACGAGAAAGTTGCCGTTGACAAGTTCCGCAGAAACTTTTTCTCTAAAATTCAAATCAACCGCGATATCAAAGGTGAGTGTGATGATGATGTGTTCACTATCAACGCCATCACCGGCTACGCCGGTGCCGCCAAATCCTCACGAGCAATTGAATTGTATCCGGACGCATTGTACATTGCGCCTACTAAACACCTTGCGATTGACCTTAACAACCGTCAGGTTAGGTGCTACACACCGCACACCGCTCTGAGCGAGGTTCGCAAATTCAACACAATCGTTATTGACGAAATTTCACAATTTCATATTGAGTACCTCATGCTCATTCACTCCATCAACCCATCTGCCGATATTTTCGTCCTTGGCGACAAGTACCAAACACCTCCTTTCGCTGACGATAAAACGCGTACTAGGACTGTTTTCGACTTTGGCGTTCAGAACAACATTTTCACCTCACACACCATCCCCCAGGATGTGTGCGGCGCGCTCAACAAGCGGTACCAGCTCGACATACTCACCGACTGCAAAATCGTAGACTCTATCTTGCGTTTCACGGGCAACATTAAAGAACTTATTAAATTGCCCATGATCGTCTACAACGACGTCACACGCGAGAAGTATGAGAAAATGGGTTTCGCCGTTTCCACCATAACCACGTATCAGGGTAGTCGTGCACCTGCCGTCATCTTTGTCATCGACGATCAAGCTGTTCAAACGCAGTTAATCAATCAAACGCAGTGGGTTTACACCGCGATGACTAGACACACCAATAAGTTGGTATTGTACGGAAATACTGAATATATAGAAAAATACTTCAACATTCGCGGAACCAACATTACTACCTACGAAGAGATCAGCAATTTGATGGTCTACAATGACGCCGTGCAATCTGACATGCTCGAAACGAGCGATGTTAACATCACCAAGCAAGCGGATGCAGGGATCGCAAGTGACACGCACAACCTCGAAGCCGCCTTACACGACATCAAAGAACTTGTCAAAAATGTTAATGAAGCCAGCGCCGTTAACGCCTACACATCTGACCCAGTTCTCCCGAAACCTCACGACGGTGTTGTTAAAACGCACATCGAGAACTTACTCACCAAACAAACCCCTGTCACTGGCAAACGACTGGTTCGTGATCTCTGCATCGTGCGCCAGCAAGTTAGCAACGACACGCGTGAATCTTTTTACACCATGGTCAAGCGTTACGGCAAGAAGCACAAGCGCCTCGGCCTACGCGACGAGTCTCTAAACACTAACCAACTGGAGAGAGGCCTTATTCGTGCAATCACTGGGCGCAACCGCAACTACAACATCTTCAAGTTTCGGAAAGACATGCAGTGCACACACGACGAGTTGAGTCGAGAGTACCGTGCATACCTCGAGCGGTTGAACAAGAAAGTGCAGGAAGGCAAGATGGGTGTCGTGCACCAAGAGTTGTCGGGTGAGTTCAATGAGTATAATGAAGTCCTCAACTTTATTAACAAACGACAAGCTAAATATGTTGCTGCTGAGGCGTTTGACGGTGAGACCAAAGCTGGGCAGGGTGTCGCATCCATGTCTAAACGCGTCAACTTATTATTCAGCGCCTATGCATGTCTCATGCTCGACAAGATTCGCAACATCGCCATCCGCAACGGTTGCAGACTGATCCTCGCCACACATGGCTCCGACGAAAAAATATCCGAAGTTTACGCTGCATACCGCAACGCCGATGCAAATGACAACAAGAAATGGGCCTGTAATGACGTATCCGAGTGGGATGCGTCCTTCCAGTCCTTTATGATCAAACTCACCTCACGACTCCTCACCTACATGGGTTGCCCAACATTTGCCATAGAATGGTTCGAAACATATCGATCAGAGTGGAAAATGATATATCACGCAAAAATTGGCAACACCACGCTGCTTGGTCACCATAAACAGTTTAGCGGTAGTCCATTCACAATCGCCGAGAACACCGTTATGAACGTCGCGCTTATGCATGCTCTGTTTGAGTTTAAGAATGCTACCCTAATGTTATTCAAGGGGGATGATAGTGCTATACTTTGCGACGACTGCACGCTTACTGTTGAGGGGGCGCGAATGCTAGAACTTACTGGACACAAGCTCAAGCTGCATATCGACGACATCGGGGAATTTGCCGGGTTTCTTCTATTACGCACAGGTATGTTCCCTGATGTGCCACGTAAATTCGCCAAATTCGTCGGGAAGATTTACAAAGATGAAGAACATTTCCAGGAAAGCGTGATGTCAGTGCGTGATAGTATGGCCGTCGTTAAAAATCAAAGACAATTCGAAGAAGGGCTCATTGCGAACGAACTCTTTTATCACCACCGAATCCGTGCGGAGCAAGTGCGCAACATGGCGACGTTTCTACTTAAAAGCAGACAACTTGAGTTTAACGACTTAACAGGCGTCAAACTTGACGTTCTCTCTGCTGATGCTGCTCACATCGTCGGCACGTGCGTTGAGGCTAACAAGCCTCGCGCATGAAACAACACTTTAAAAATACATACATAATGGGTGATACTCCTACCTACACACCCTATAAATAAATTTTACGCACATGTCCAACCGACCTACATTCACCACCATTAAACAACAACTCGATCGCGTCTTAAGACCAAAAGATGCCGAACCCGACTTCTACTACGACAAATACGGCCGCAAAAGGCTCGCGGCGACGAAAGGTCAAACAAGCGGTGCAAATCATCTGCACAAAATGCGGCAGCGCTTTCGGGTCGAGACAGTTCACCCATCTCTGTCCGAAGTGTCGACCCGGGAAGAAACCGACAACTGTGCAGACTGCCGTTTACCGCCCATCCAAGATACCAAGACCAATCCGGCAACCGGCGAACCCTGCAACCACCCCGGCGAGTGTTGCCAAAGTGACTCGAGCGATAGCGAATACTGCGTTATCGCCAGTGTCAAAGCTCACCAACCGAGTGTCTCGATCGAGCGGGATGATGAAACCCGGTGCCGGCCCACGCACCGCCGCATGCCGTCTCATGTTGCAAATGCTCGATCCAGCTGGAGCTCTCGGCCAAAAGGCAGTCAGACTCAACGTCGATGAAGTCCAAGCGCCAAAGTACCCGATCCAGATCGACAACAACTTCACCGTTACTGGTAACGGTGAATTTAAGATCATGTTGTCCTCATCACCGCTGATCAACGCTGTGATATTTTCACCGAATGCGATTACCATCAACGGTGCTCGATCCATTACCGTTGCAACACCGGATGACTTCTTCTACACTTACGTGCTCAGCAACAAGATCGGTTACTTGGCTGTCGAAGACCAACTCGTTGTGACGCCTAAGGAAGATTTCCGCAAGTATCGCATGATTGGCTCGGCAATGCAGCTACAGTGGAGCGGTCTTGAGTTACAAAAGAACGGCACGTTTGTGTGCGCCCGAATCACCGACAAAGAGAACCTTGCCACATTCAACCCAAACCAGAAAGCCGACTCAGTTGTCGCCAACGGCTCTGACGTCATCGTCTGCACATCGCAGCACGATGAACCCACCTTCGAGTTCCTCTCCGTCGATCCCGGCAATGACTCCGGCAGTGGCAACAAACCAACGCCCGGCCAAGGTGATTTCGCTTACGAACAGCTCACCTTGGAGTTTAACAACATCGAGGGTTTACCTTTCCAAGTCGGCCCAACCACCGTCGTCGGGGGCAGCACGACCACTAACCGAACTGTTATGGCTCGGCTCGCACTTGCGTACACCGCAGCGCTCGGAACTTCGGCGACGCTTTCCAAGCAAATCAACGACTTCTTCGTCGCCCTAGACGCGAAATACCCAGATTTCGTCACCACCATGAGTGGAACTGACAAATCTTTCCAGGCGACTGTTGACGTTGAATCGCCATTCGAAGCTGTTGGCTCTGTGTCCTATCGGGGCTACGCTCGTTTTGAATACCCACCGCAAGCTTCCCCCTCGTACACCACGTACGTGAACAACATACTTGCAGGTGCCGCCTCATATCTGGCTTCCGTCAACCTTGGTCTACCAAATGAAAATTTCGACCTCTTCTCGACTGTCAAACTCACGTTTAAGATTCCAGTCAACGGACAAATCAACCAGAGGATTCAAATCCCGCAACCCATAACGAACGGTGTTGCGCAAAACACCCTGAACGACACACCCTTCTACGATGGTTCATTTCTCCAGCCTGTTGCGCACTTCCAAGGCGGTGAGTTCACCTACCAGGTGATTACCACCCACTCCTGGGAGTTCATACTGTCTGATGACACAGTTCTCGCCACCGCTGCCGTTGCCAACACGCCGACCGATGCAGGATCCGTCGTTAACAAAGGACAATTTAACGCCTTCCAAAAGATCATGAAGGCACTACCGCCCTGCCTTATCCAAAGTGACACAGGCATGACGCGCGCCACTACCTCGCAGTTAGCATCACGAGGTATTCTGCAGGATATTTTTCACTTCGCCGGCCCAATCGTCGGTGCAATTTTTCCACCTGCAGCTCCTATAATCGGCGCCTTATCACCACTTGTCAACGTCGTTGACAACATGCTATAGGTTTACAAATTTCCTATTAAACATTTAATCATTAGTTTTAATATCTTAATTCGTGTGAATTGGACACGTTAGTTTGATTATTCAG